CGTAGACGGGGTTGTATCCCGAAACGCCCACGTAGATGTAGTTGGCACGTCCGGCGGTAGAGATTCCGGAACAGCCCAAAGTTGGAGTTTGCTGAGCGACGACCCCTAGGTATCGGATCAAGCCAATTCCAGAAGCCCCTGAGACAATTCCATAGGTATTCAATGGAGCGCTGATGATCGCCGTGATCGGCGTGAGTTGCATCGTCAGGGTGCCTGGCAACGGCAAGCTCGTCAGCCGATACGGAACCTTGACAGTGATCGAAGTAGACGTCTTCGCCGTCACCTTGAAAAACCCCGTGAAGAGCGGCAGCGTCGACTTAATTGCTCCCGATGGTTTGTTACAGATCACCCAGTCGTTCACGGCGACGCTGCTCGTGCTCGAAATACCAGCAAAGGTGACGCTCCAATTATAGGTTGAACCCGTCACTGAAGAAATCGAAGTCGAGGTCAGCGACGCGTTCTGCGGGCCTTGGATGGTGATGTTCTGAGCGTTCGGGTGAGTGATCGAGACATGGTCGTTACTCGCAAGGACGTAGACTCCGCGCTGGACGTGGATGCGCGCCTGAATCGTCGTCGGGATCAGATACTGCCCTAGGTAGTCGAGCGCATTCTGGATCGTCGAGAAGTCTGGCGAGATGTCAGGGTTGCCGTTCGCGACATAGAGATCGAGATCTGAAGTGAGTTGCTTCGCGGCGATCGTGATCGTGTTCGTGTCTTCGCTGATCAGCATGGCTGCGCCCGGCACGAGCCGCTTCATGTAGGCGACGTTCGCTTGGGTGTAGGACCACGGCCCTGCGCCGACGCTCGGAGGGCCGATGTTGACCACGGCGAACTGCTCGCCGGCAATGATATTGATGACCACGTTTTCCGCCTCGTCGATCTTGATCGTCACCTGCACGGTGTTCGTTACATCGGTGCTCTCGCCGCTCCCGGGGATGTAGTCTCCGAGATCGTAGGCGTTCGCGTAGGAATACATCAGCGCGGTTCCCTCGGCCGGCGGTGGCACGACCGGATTCGCCTGCGTCGAGGGAGTCTGGGCAATCGCCTGGATATTCGGCCCGCTCGTGGTTCCGCCTCTTCCCGTTGGGGGCTCAATCGTCGCGAAGACACCCAACTCTTTGAAGGTAAAGCCGGCGTCGAGTTCCGAGCTGTTGATATTTCCGAACAAGGTGATCTGGCCGTCACCCTCGATCACGTAGCTAGTGATCGGAATGTCGCAGACAGGCTCTACCAACTCCGTCATTCCCATGATCGCTCCATCGTTCGCGATCGTCCCCGATCCCGCCTGCATCTTGTAAAACGTCAGCCGGCCACCTCCTAAGGCAATTGATAGCGCGTCCCAGCCGGCGTTGGTTAGTCTCTGGTTTAGAAATGCGCTCATAGTGACATTTTGATCCTTGTAGTTACGTGTTGAGTCGTGGCTATGCCGTGCCAGAGTTGTTGCTTCGATTGTTGCGCTGTAATGAAGGCAGGTTCATCCAACCAACTGCGGACATTCTTGACGGCGTAGATCGCTTCCAAGATGCGGTCGAACTGGACTCCAGTGACGTCGCCTTCAAAGGCTATCCTGAAATAGTAGGGCTGCCCGCCATATTGGTACCATTCTGTAATCCGCCCTTGCGAGAAAAGAACGCGCAACATCTCGTTCACGGCCCATGGCGTGCCCTTGTGACGATGCCAGTCGACCGACTCGTTGAGCAGCTCTTGTTTCTTCTCCGTGGTCAGCGGATCTCCCTCGATGTTCTGCCAGACATCGACGTGCATTTCCCACATGAGCATGTCGAGGAGTGGCTCGACTTGATCGTCGGTGAACGGCCAGAACAGAATTCCGCCCGGGACGCTTCCCATGCAGTCGTAGAGCGCGCGCAGTTCGTCGTCGATCGCCGAGCAGGCTGCGATCACTTGTGGGTCGTCGCGGATCGAGCTAGGAACGATTTCTAGGGTTTTCCAGATGACGTTAACTCTCCTTTCTTACTCGTCTTCGAGTCCCATGTAGGTAAGCGTCGGGCTAGTCAGCGACGCGACACTCTGTGGGTTGACAACGATGAACTCAAACGTCGACGTGTTCTCCGAGATGTCTGTGCGCTTCGCGCCCGCAGCCACAATCATCTGATCGCATTTGCTCGGGTTGATGTCGCGGCCGATCTTCGTCTTCTGCCAGATCAAATAGTCTGCGAAGGCTTGCTCAACTTTCATCCGGATGTCATTGGCAAACTGGCCGTCAGCGGTCTTGATCCAATACTTGACCAGGCAGCCCGCCGTGGTCACAGGAATGGGTGCCTGGACGAAAACTTGATCTGTCAGCGGCCGGATGCGCTGATCGTTGCAGGCGGCGTAGACTTGATCGAGGACTGCTTGCGTCGGCAGCGCCCCGTCTTTCATCAATGGGTAAATGTAAACTTGGCCGGCGTGCGGCGGGTCGCTCCAGACCGAGACGTCGATGATGTCGGGATTCGCTGAGGCTGCCCAGAACTCGTATGCCCCATACGGGCCAGCGCACGAGAACGACTCGGGGGTCATCCAGATGCGAGCGCGCAGATGCTCATCACTCTCGATGTCTGCACCGCCACTCGTCGTTGACGTGTTTGTCACGCTGACTAGAAACGGCGCGCTCCACGAGACTAGCTGATTGACCTGGCCGGGAACGAGTCCGTTGGCGGCGACACCCGCGGCGACGGCCGTTGCGGGGAGATCAATTGTCACCGACCCCGGCAAAATGATTCCCTCTTGTGTTGTCGCGAACTGGATCCCGCTCCCTGACGCGGCGCGTGTGCCGAGCGGGATCGTTGACGACGCTGTCAGAACGTTTGAGAGTGAGAATCGCAACGTCGTCGACGCATAGGTTGCGGGAATCCGAAGCCCGCGCAGCCCCCAACGGGCTCCGATGTTGTCGAGGTTCGCACCGTGCGCGTATTTCAGCAGGTTCTCCTTGCCGGTGCTGTCAACGATCGAACGCTGGACAACCAACTGGTAGATGATCGAGAGCAAGAACAAGCGCACCGGGTCGCCTCTGCCGAGCGTCTTATTGATCCTCGTAACCAAATAGAACATCGCCTCGTATTTCGTAATCACGTCGCTCTCGACCACGCTGGCGTCCTTCACGCAGAAATCGATGTCTGGGACGATCGAAGGATCGAAACCGAATAATGGCAATGGTTCGCTCATATTATTACGAAATGGTATAAAGACCGTTGAACGTATCAGCGGTAAGTTTTGAATATTTCCCAGTCCCAATTTCCTTCATTAGATATTCATTTAGGCTCACCGTGACGTTGCCGGGAATGGTTAGAATCCAAGGGGCTGCTTCTGGCCCCACAATCACTTCCGGACAAAGCTCCTGCACCTCTACAAAGTTGGCCCCGGTCCATAAGACGGCATCAACCGGCGTGATCGTATTTGCTTTGTATCTTACACTCATGGACTATAACCGTCCTTTCCTCGGTTGTCATAATAACCAGTGTGTGCAATAAAAGCCTCTGCGACGCCTGATCCTACCACCACTTGAACATAGATTTGCTGAACAAGGTTCGTGGAAATCGTCGTAACAACTACGTTGTTAACCGCATTTGCTAAATTTTGCTGTGGGGTCGCTACCAGTTGTAGTCCGCTATTTAACCCGTGCCCAAATGTGAAATACGCTGCTGTATTAACGTTTGGCGTTATCTGCACCTTCAAAATTGGATACGTTATAATTGCAACCGGACATCTAAGAAGTGCAAGCAAAGAGAGGGCACGAGCTGAGGTTGAGCTATAAGGAGTAGAGGATGGCAACGCAAAATGATCCCCCAACTGCATGAAGTTCAGGATTGCCCCTGCCTCCCTCGATATCGATCCAATCCTCCGAAACACAGTAAACCCACTCGGCAATGTCGGAGCGGCCGGTTCCCTTGAGAACAAGACGTCTACGACTCCGGTCGTCGGATTCTTAATCGCGTGAACATGCCACCAGAGGTCCGCAATCGCCCCGGTATCCCGGCCTCCTTGGTTCGTTCCTGCTACCCAAAGCGCATCGAGTCGCTTAGTAATCAGCGCAGGCAGAACGATGTCTTCTGAGTCGTCGCTGCTCCGGCACGACCCCTTCGCGATGTTAATATCGTTGGTCGCGTCGATGGCATTGTTCGCCAACGTCAAGCCGTACAAGGTTCCGGGCGGCAACTGGAAAGAACCTTGCGGGCCTTGCGGGCCTTGAACACCGGGAACACCTTGAATCCCTTGCGGACCTTGAATCCCTTGCGGGCCTTGACTGCCGGTTGAGCCGGTGTTGCCTTGTGCGCCAACGTCTCCGCGAGGAATGACAAAAGCCAATGATTGAGCGGGAGACGTTCCGGAGATCGTTACGTTCGCATTGGTTCCCGATGCGCCGGTCGTCGTCGACTGAACCGTGAGAATGTTCGCGGGTCCGGTCGAGCCCGTGTTCCCCGTAGGACCTGGAATTCCTTGGGGTCCCTGCGTGCCGGTTGCACCTACGTCGCCACGGGGAATCGTGAAGTTAAAAACTGCTGCGCTGGTCGTCCCTGCGTTGACCACGATAGCGCCCGTCCCTGGTGCCCCAGTCGTAGTCGTCCCCGCTGTCGCAGTCGCGGCATCGCCTTTTACTCCCTGCGGCCCGACAGGTCCTTCGGGACCCACCGGCCCTTGAATCGGTCCGACATCGTTCCACGAGTCACCGTCCCAGGTCCAGCCGTGACCCGTATCAGCCGCGATCCACATATCGCCGGGCTGATTGCCTGTAGTCGGCAAAGCTCCACTATTCGCAACGGTGCCCTTAATGTTCACGCCCGTGCCTTGGTCGCCCTTCTCGCCCTGGGGGATGACGAAGTCGAAGATCGCGGAACTCGTCGTTCCAACGTTGGTAACTTCTGCTTCCGTCCCCGCCGCGCCAGTCGTTGTCTCTCCAACTTGGATCGTGGCTGCTAAACCCTGAGCCCCCTCGGGGCCTGGAGGTCCCGGCACACGAGCGAACGTGATCAGCGTTTCGTAGAACGCTGGCAAGTCGACTTCTTCGATTGTCGGACTCCGGGCTCCAGGCGGGGGGGCAAGCGCTGCATCGCCGGTGAGCGGCAGCGAGCGCGGCAGCTCGCTCGTGGTAAGCAAGACAATACGAACCGTCGGCGACAACTTGCCGATCATTTCGTCGCGCACAAAGCTGATCTCGCGAAACTGCGCACGCGGCTCATAGAGCGCGATCTTCATCGCGACTTCCTGCGAGAGGATTGCCTCGGCGATCGCCATCGGCTTGTCTACCATCGAGTAGTCCATCCCGAACTCGCGGTCCAAGGGCACGCTGAAATACTCGGTTAAGACAATATACTTGATATTCTGGAAAATCTCGTTCTTCCCGATCGCCCCGAAGTCGATGTCGCCGTCAAGGTAGGCAAACCCGGCCTCATCGGCCACTTGGACGGTGCCCAGCGGAGTATCCTTGACTGCGGGGAACGTCTCGCGCGTCTGGAGCGTCTTGGCCATCGGCGGGGCCACGAGTTCGAGTTCGAGTCCGTTCATAAGAATTGACCGAGGACGCCGTGCATCCCCGGCATCAGTCGGTATTCTTTCAGTCCGACGACGACGGAAGCCCCGAAGAGCGCTCCTTTGCTATCGAACCATTTGTGTTCTTCGCCAACGCGCACGCAGACGAACAAGTTTGTGCCGATGGTCACTGGGCGTAATCCAACAAGGAGCGGCGCCACAAACCCCCACTTGAGGTAGGCGCGGAGGATGATCAGCGAGGTGGTCGGCTCGGCACCCCACTGCGTGTTGAAATTCATCGCGAACTCGACGTCAGTCAGTCCCGGCCCTACGTATTCGAGGATCGGCATTTCGAGGTGGACATCGTGCTGGGCGTAGCGGTTCTCGGTCGAGATGCGCAAGTCGCTGAAGGTGTGCACGCGCAAGCCGCTGCACTCGAAGAGAAGGCCACCGAATGTTCCAACAATAGCCATATTACGTCAGCGGCAGGCGCATCTGGACGTTCCGTTCCAAGATCAGCATCCTCTCCTTGAGCAACTCGATCTCTCTTTTCAGCTCTTCGATCTCGTCGACGCGGCTACTCCCGTGGTGGACTCCGTTCACGTCCGTATGCACGCCCGTGGTGGTCATGTCGCCGGTGTGAGTGATGAGCCCGTTGAAGATCATGTGGCCGTTGAGAACAATCTCCGGCGCCGTGACTGTCACCTTGACCGTCGAGGTGATCGTGATCTCACCGGCGGCCTCGACGATGACGGGGCCGACGCAGTTCAGGTTGAGCGTCGAATCTGTCTCACGGTACTCGGCGACCGTGCCGTCTTCTGTCTTCAGGTGGCGCGTGTCGATGTCGACACCTTCCGGCGGCGGGTTCTTCTTGTTGTAGAAGCAACCATCGACGAAGCCATCCTCAGCTCCACTAGGTAGCATCGTGACGTTGACGTCGTTCCCGATCTTCGGACAGTAGGAAAACATCGTCGCGCGTGCGCCAGTCTGCTTAACGGGCAGCCACTTCGAGATCAGGCCCTGGCGGTCGAGGTATTGGACGCGGACCATCGGCCCCTTCTCCTCATCCATCTTCCGATCGATCACCTTGCCGTTGCGGAACAAGTCGCGTACCTGGTGATCGCGTCCGATCTTTGAACGAGGGAAAACGGTCTGGCTGTCGATGTCCATTTCTCAATAGCCCTCCAGCGCCAGGTGTAACTTCAGCTCGGTCTGATAACCGTTCGAACCGACTTCGTGAACCGTCGACTCGATGAACCATTTGCCATCAAAGAGTCCGAAACCGACGAGGTCTACGTTGAGCCCGCTCAGGTAATCAGGGTTCCCGAACATCCGGAACGTCGCCGTCTTTTCGCGCTTATTCTTTGCGCGCAAGTGATGCTTTGCCTTTTCCTTGGCCCTCTCATTAGAAGCCGGATCGGCATCGGTATCGATCTCAATCCCATAGGGAGGATAACCGCCGCCGACTTTCCCGCGTTCTCCATTGCCACCATCACCGCCTTCACCGCCTTCTCCTTCACTATCGTCTTCGACGCGTATATTGTGGCGTGTCGTTCCTCTCTTCGCACTCGCTGGATCTTTATCCTCGAATTCACCTTCGACAAGATTGCCAGTATCCGGGCTGACAGACGAAACTTCGGCCTTCTGGTAGGTATCATGCAGCCGGCTCGTGAACATGAAGGAAAGGATGCTTGACCCCCCATAAGTGATCGTAAAAACGCCAGGCTGCGCCTCATATTCCTCTTCCGAGTAAAAAATCAATTGCTTATTGAAAAGCTTCACGTTGAGCCCTTGGTCTTTTGCTTTGTCGCGCAAGAACTCGATGTCTGGAGTCTCATTTTGGTCTATCCGCGCCTCAACAGGCGGAGCTTTCTTTGTCGCCCAGACGACCGAGAGACCGTGCTTTTTGGCCTTCTCCTCTGCGATCTGCCGCAGGCTCGTTTCTTCCCAGCCGTCACTTTGTTGCTCCCCTTTGATACCGTCAGGCGGAATACTCGTTGCCTTGACTGCGACCACATTCGGAGGCCCGGCGTAACTGATCTCGTCAATCCAAAGCGACCCGCAGTCCAGCGTGCGCGAATCTCCGAGCGTGGTCCAGTTAGAGACCTTCACCTTCGCCGTGCACTCGCTTCCTTTTTTCGGGCAGTAGTTCAGCATCCAGGTGCGCGACGGATCGGCAATCTCGACAATCAACGAATCGCCCTGATCGTCGGTGTGGTCTTCGTAGCTAAAAGCAATCACGTTTTCACTCGGCAACCCTGCGAGGATATTGAGGCCGCCGAGCGACAACTCGCCACTCGCATAACGAGAGACCATCATCCCGAGTCCGGGAACAGCTGTCGCTAAGTTACTAGCCATGGGAGCAACTGTTTTAGGTTCGGCGCCGAGAGTCGGGACTTCAGATTGTATTCGAGCGTTACCGAACTCGGCAATTCGAGGATGATCCCGCCGGGGAACTCATCCGTGAACCGTTGATCGAAGTTGGCATCCTGGATGAAATGCATGGCGTGCTCGTCGCCGTATTCCCTAATAGCAACGATGTCCCAGATTTCTCCTTGAACCGTCTTGTGCTCAAGGTTCTTCGCCTTAAGGATGACGCTCATTCAGAAAAGCCCAAATTGACGCAACAAGACCAGCAACAAGATCAGCGCCACGACGCATGTAATTACCGTCTTGGCCGGTTGCGGGAGCGGCATGTATCCGACGATAAAAAAGACGAGGTAGACCACGAGCGCGAAGACGAGCAGCCAGATAAGTAAGGCAATCAGTCCGCCGCTGCCGGCGACGACTTCCGCAAGGAATAGTAGAGTTGTTGTTATCATTTTTAGTTTTCCCTTTCTAAGCCATCATGGAATTGCGAAGTTCATAGTCTTTCGCACTTTTCAGCATTTCGAGAACCTCACGGTCGCGTGAGCGCAAGGACGTTCGGACGCTGGAGGCGAGCGCCGGAACGTTCCCCGCGTCGACTCCGTTAATGTTGACCGTGGACGGCGCGGTGACGTTGTTGTTGTAAGAGAGAGTGCCGGTGCGCAAATTCAACCCCTTGGTCATCTCGCTGAGCGGCTTCCCGTAGTTGGGCCCCTTGCCTCCGGCTTTTTGTTCTTCTTCTTGGGTCGGAAATTTCCAACCCGTATCCGCTTTCGCCTTGCTGGCCGCTTCCCTCGCTTTTTTATCCCTTTCAATTACGCCTCGAACCCATTCCCGCGTGTTGTATTCGTGGAGGAAGCGTTCGCCTCCGGCCCGGAAAACTGCGTTCTTTCCGCCGGCTCCCCCGCTAGTAACTCCGGCCGATTCGTTGCCGGTTGAGAGGGCCGAGATATTTGAGCCCTTCAACACATCGTCGATCAGCTTATTATATTTTTCTGCCTTCATCCCGGCGATCGTCCGACCCAACTTTCGCTTGGTTTTGCCGGGATAATAAATCGGATCGTTTAGAATCGATTCCAGCGATCGATTAAGTGCAACCGCCCGATTCACCACGCTTTCCATGTAGGCTTGCTCGGCGGCGGTTCCTTGCGTTCCTACTTCGGCCGCTGTCGAAGCCATGAGCAGTGCTTTGGTACGCGGATCGGTTGCCACCTCATGTGCAATTCGCGCTCGCTCGGATTGCAACGTCGCGGCGCTGACCGCCGCCGCTGCTTGAGCGCTGAC